CGGCACTCAGAACATCGAGCGTCCAGGTTTAAACGGTTGTCCGACCGTGCAGCCGATAGTCAAAGCGGGGCGATTAAGCCCACCAGACGCTTTCGACTGCATGCGAGGGTGTAACAAGTGTGCCTTCATACCAATAACGTTCCTGGTATGGCACATCCGCGGCCGCTTTCTGTAGACGCCCGAGGGCGCTTAGGAAAGACGGCTCCCAGCGAGACCACATAGACGCGGGGATTCGCCCGTGATACCATTTCGCTTGAGCCCATTCGAGCCTCCACAAGGAGGCCCAGTCTGGCTTAGAAAGCAATGGCCACGAGTTCCTCTCGTCGTCGTTTGTTAGGTCAACCCGTGAGGGTGCTGGTCTTTCGTACTTGGAACGGAATAGGAGGACGTCGGTTACCCAACCATCCCATCCGAACTTTTTGACCCCAGGCTTCCGCGGCCTCACTTGCGTGAAGGTACCGAAGAAACCCCCGTCGCCCTGCTGTAAAGACAGTAGGGAGGGCTTGCGCCGCTCCTTTGGGGCGTGACTGCGAATCCAGTGAAGCAATCTATCGACTTCATCCGGATCACAGATACCAGGGTTTTGCTGGAACCACCTGCATACGTTGTTATGTAGCAGGAACAAGCGGTCAAGTGAATCAACCGCCTCGCGTACGTAGAACGGTTTTACATCGACCCCCTGAAACCAGTGGGATCCGCAGCTTTCGCGAAACGGACCACTAGTGAAAGTCTTGTCACTGTTCGTGACAAAACCCACCTGTCTCAGGATATTGCAGACTTCATCAGCGATGCCAGTTGGCACAATGATGTCATCTCCGTAGACCGAAAGTCGATGGTCTGCGCATCCGATGAGCTCAGAAACCGCTCTAGCGATACCCCAGAATATCAGGGTCTCGACTTCGAACGTATTCCCATTACCCATACTGGACAACTTCTCGTAGACGATGCAATGGTCGACACCGTCTAGAGTATAGAATCCGACAGGAGATCTCAGCGTAGCAATCGCTTCGAACCAATCGGGGCGGATCACGAACTCAGCTAACCTATAAGCGACACAGTCGCTCGCCATCGACAAATCAATCGTGGCCAACTCCCCAGTGATGCTGCCAATGAAGGCAAGCAGCTGGTTTGTTGTTTGGTCATCCAAGTCGATCCCCACTCTTTTCAACTTACGCCTAATGAGCGTACCAACCCCCTTCTGGAGAAACATATTCCAGCAGGGTTCGATCGCTATCGTGCGGTCAGTCTTATAGTTCTTCGCAACCCAATCAAGTTTGTTTCCCAACACGATTTCGTGCGTGGACCGCTCCTCCAAGAGGACAGAGGTGAACCCTGGCATTTCTGCCATGATGTCACGAAGCGGACTTGATGCAGCGCGTGTTACTTGTGAGTTGTTAGCCCACTTGTAAGCATGATGGCCTCTGGCTCTGGGTAACCTGGTGGTTGCCCCTGGACCAAAGTTGGCGCTCTCCATCACCTTATTCCAGCCTGGGAAAGCTCCCAGGACGCGGCTGATCAGACTTCGAGCCCGTTTAAGAACGAGGCCGACGACCACGAGGTCGTCATCTGCGTCACTGCGTTCGTCCATCCACCACGGCTCTTGGCCAATGGCGGACGGCTCTAGCTTTTGATTCACTAGAGCACACTGGTGTTCGGCTTGAAGGAAACGCTCGACAGCCTTTGCTCGTTTCTGAGCTGACGGTTTCCCGTCATCATACTTCGAGAACATCTCTTCCGCAATGTACGTTACCGCAAACCGCTCTGCAGCGGGACGGTAACCCATCCGGGTGAGCTCGACTGGGCCGGGGCCTGTGAAGGCACCGTCTGCGTCGAGGGCGTCGAAGAACCTCCGGGTGAAGTCTTGGAGGTCAAGTGAGACCGCGCTGTTAGGGCCCCGATTATTACGAGGCTTACCAGTACCCATATAAGTACCCCTAGGAAACACCATCCGAGGAAAACGACAGGAGAAATAAGAATCTGCCGAGATGACACTACGGCAGTCCCCTGCAACTTTGCAACAGCCATGCCCACGGGGTTGTTTAACCCGTGAACGGCTGCAGCTTCTTGCCAGCGGTCTTCACCGACGTATTGGCCAGCCAGTTGGCTGCCAGGGCGTAGGCGTCAGCGAGGTCATCCTCGCTGCTGACTGCTTGGTTCGAAGCCACCGTCACGAACACCTTGCGGTATCCGATCACGTACGGAGCCCCATCCTTGGTCCCGATCTTCGGGATTTTCAGGACGTGACGCGTGACGTGCTCGTCAGTCGACTTGACTGCGAGCCTGGTGTGCGACTCGATGGTTTCCCAGGACATGGGTCCATCAGTGTTCGCGCGGTTCACGAACAGAGCAGGGGTTGCCCCCTGTTGCTCCCGGTCCTGGCTGAAAACGTGAGCCACCGGTGTAGCCTTGCCATCGTTGATCGTAATCGACATGGTCGATGCCCTCCTTTGGGCGGGATAGGTACTACTGAAGGAGTTTCCTGAGCTTCACCACGGCCAAAGCGGCCATGGTTAGGAAGCGCTTGGCGGTGAGATCTTCACCGTTTAGTGACAGAGGAGGAATGGGTACGGGAAACTTATCGTACACAAACCGTCTCGTATGGTCGCAAGTAGCCAACCCACGAGCATTGGCCTCAGGTCCGATCATAGCCGTGCTATAAGTACGCACGATACGCTGAGTCCAACTGCCATCGACAAACTTGAACCGTTTGGGCACGTTAAGTGCCTTTAGGAAGTTGCCGACATTGACGAAGTAGTCAATAACGAAGCTGAGAGTGGTGAGCTCCCAGACCGTTCCGGGTAGGTTGTCAAGCCCGAACTGTGTCAATGTATCCATCACCGCCACTGTAGGCGCGGCAACTAGAGTCACAGTGTACCCGTGGAGTTCCGATGCATAGAACTCTTGACGCCCGCTAGACTTATAGTCCATTCCACGCTGTTGCATGGATGCGCGCTCCCGGTAGTGGCGAGCGGTGACCTTGAACGTGAAGTTCGAAGGATCAGCGGGTTGATGCTTAACGATGTTGTACAAACCATCAAGCTCGGACATTAAGGGGGTCACACCTAGGCGATACGTTAACCACATATCGGCCATCAGCGAAGCCGTCGCGGCACCTCTAGTGATTTCACCCCGAAGGGTGGACCGTTCGAGTTTCCGCAGGCGGTTCTGATACTTCCGGCGTAATCTTGCTGGATGCACATTTACCCCAAACGCGTCTCTAAGAACTTCTGAGACGCCCCATTCCCACTGTCTACCCCGTCCGGAAAACCCGGAAACGGCTCGACCGAGGTTCAAGGTACCATAGACTGCGGACATGAGCATACGGGCAGTTTCCCGCCTTTCGCCAGCCGCTACCGCAGCGTCGAACGATGCACTCCCTCGCGGGAGTGCGTCAAGCTTATTGTAACACTTGACTTCGGCCTGACTTAAGAGATCGGGATCCACTCCGAGAGCTCCGACATCAGGAAACGACGCCACAGAACCACCATGGTGCGCAGGGACGAGTGAACCTTGGAATCCATCCTGGAACCCTTGGCCCACGAATCCACTCATGACATGCCGATGCTCCCCATAGCCCGTATTCCTCTCGTACACCGCGATATTGCCATGCGGTACACGGTAGATGATATGGGTGTTTTGATAGGGTTGTTCCGGCTTACGGCCTTCCCCGGGTTTCCAAACCCCGGTCGAACGGGTCAAAACTCTGACCTCATAGTTCGTGCCCGTCTGATACGTGCCCCAATTCGCCGGGTAGTTTCCTTCCCGACGGTGGGTACCGTACGCAGGCGTGTAGTTGGCCGTGTTAATGTCCTTCTGCGTCTTCATATTTACCTCGCTGTCCAGGGGGTAAGAACTATAACCCCCCGCTGCCGTGTGCGTAGCAACTGCACACAAGCTGACAGCAAGATGGGACTGATAGTCCCAGATCCAGCCGGCCGTTGTATAGCCGTCACCAGTGCCCCTCGCG